GGCCTGTGGTTTTAAACATTTGTACTGCACTGGCCGTTTTGCCAGCCAGTTGCTCTAGCCAGTTTGATGCACCCATCGAGTCGGCTTGTTTTTGGAAAATGCCATACATGGTGCCAAAGTAGCTGGTCATTTCACTCACGTTGGCTTTGGTTGCCTTGGCCAACACGCCAGCCGCACGGGTAGCCTTGGGCATCTGATCATCACTCAACGAACTAATAGCCGACTTAACATCGTAAGCCGAGCGTATGAATGTCGCGCTGTCTTCGCCCCATTGGGCCGCAAATAGGAAGGATTCTTGTCGCAGTGCAGCCAGCCCACTTTGCGCCATGCCTAACGATTTCACTTCACCCAGCGCTGCATACACATTACCTGCAGGTAGCAAAGCACCTATGGTCACGGCAGCCGTGGTGGCCAAAATTGCCATGCCTTTGCCTATGCTACGAAAGCTATTCATGGCGCGGCGCTCTAGGTTATCGATAGTACCCAACACACCACGCATTGGGCCGCTTAACTTATCAAGCAGTGCAATGGTCATGGTGAGTTTGGATAATTTCTTGCTCATGGTTTACCTAGTTTTGGTCTGTGTTATTTGCCGCTAAATGCCTTGCAAATTGCTTGAGTAACAGCCACCTCGGTGGCTTGCTGATCGCGCTTTTCAAGCCACATGGCCATGCCTAAAGACTCTGAGTCATCATGCTCATGTGGCAGCCACTTGCGGCGTAAAGCCAACGCTTGCCCTAGGGCGTTTTCGTCGAGCCCTTTGTAGTACTCTTGGGCTTTTTTACAGTGATGTTGAGCTCTGGTACTATTTTCTCAATCAGTGCTTCAGCTATTTCAAACGGAACCCCAGGCTGTTTCAAAAGTTCAAGTAAGGCTTCGCTATCACTGTCTTCGTCGAGTGTTTGCGAGCATAAGTTATGCGCTGGGGCCACTTTGTTTTTTCCGCCTATGTTGTTAATGAAGCGGTTGTAGTCAGAAACACCGACGTTAAATGTAAACTCTGTGCCGGCGATCACTAAAGTTATCGTGGTTTTGCTCATGGTCTTATCTCTCAATTAAGTTAGTAGTGAATTAATCACTCAGGTAATTCGTTGATCAGCGCTGACTGATCTTGTCGATCATTGTGCTGATGTGCTTCCAGCTCGTATGCATTGATCACTGCATTTTGAGCTTTGATAAAATGCAAAATATCTTGTAGCCACTGAGACAGTGTTAAAAAGTCTGATTCGTTATAGCCAAAAAACGCTTGCGCAGGCTTTTTACCCTGCTTTATATCCTCTAACCACTGCGCCATTACCTGGGGCGTGGCCACTAAAACGTCTACAGACGGTGCAGCTACGCCATTGGGGCGTGGATACACCACACGTGGCACTTCTACCACTTCAATCTGTGTAACCAGTGGTTGCGGCATACTGCTGCAAGACGCTAGCAAAGGCAGTAGTAGCACGGCGCTCAACCAGCGTAGGCTTTTTAAGTGCGGCATCGTTTAACCTTCCTCTATAGCTGTTTAATTGAGCGACTATTTTTTGTCGGTCTTTGTCTGCGGCTTGTATTTTTGTTGACAAGAGCAGGGTATTCTCAATCGATTCTTTCATGCCTTGCTGCAATGAATTAATGGTTGCATCTTGCACTTTTACTGCACTGTCTAGCGTGCTGTTATTAGCCATTAAAATGTCGGCCTTGGCTTGAAGTTTAGTCATTTGCCAGTGTTGAAACCCAAGAACGAGGGCAAAAACAACGAGCAAAGCGCCTATGATTTTAAAATGGCTCATAAACGCTCAAACCAAGAGCCATCACACGTATTCATACACTAGCCACTCTATTTAGCAGCCAGCCAAAGGCAAAGCGTTCTTGGCTGGGTTTACGTTCAATTAAATTAATGTAAAAGCTGCCTTGCAGGCTATTGAGTGCACTATACATCACGGTTTCGCCATCTTTGCCACGCTTAGTTAAGTATTGAGTGAGTGCAGCAATGGTAGAGGGACCTACGTCCATATCCACACTGATATCGTCATACAAGCTGCCTTGCTGATTAAACGCATTAAGAGCGCGCTGTAAGAACTCTGCAGCACGCCCAGGGCCCATATTAGCGGCCGTATCTACAAGCTCGGATGCAAGGGTAGGAGAAAGTTTTTCAACTTGATCCAGTTCTAACGCATTCCAATATTTAGCCACGTAGAGATCAAAAGCCACCTTACGAGGCATGTCTTTCATGGGTGCGTGATAGCCATTTTTACGGGCCACACGCACGGTAATACCCCAGTTGGTTTCACCGCCAGCGTCTTTTGGGTCGTTTACATAGCCACCTTCTTGGGCGATCACGTGATTAATGGCTTGGTCTCTTAGTACATTGCTCATAGCGTTTGCCCTACAGTGTTGCCGTGCGGTCGGCCGACAAATACGGCACGCCGTTGATCTCTACAAAGCGCTTGTCGGTCACTTCAAATGGAATGGTATGGGTGAGCTTTTCACCACCGCCAGCGCTGGCATTGAGTGCCTCGCTCAATTTGAGCTTGCAGCCATAGGCGGCAATTCGTAGCTCTTGGTTGATGGTTTTACCCACGCCATTGATATCAATAGGCTCGAGTGACTGAAAACTACCAGCACTACGTGCAGCGCCCATCAACAGATCAAAATTTGAAGTGTCCAGCTTGATGTCACCGCTAGCACTGACTGTGCCATTGACATAGCCGTTGGGGATGCCACGGGTGTTGGTGGCTTTTACACCGTCATCGATGGACAAGCTAAACTCTTCAATGTGGACTAATAGGCCACCTAGGGCCACGTCTACATCGCTGCCACTTATATGTACTGTTTGACTCATGTCAAAATCCTCTAGGGTTATGCCAGGTGCTGATCTGCTTAAGCTGCGTTATTACTTAGATCTAACGCAATGTGTGCGCCAATCTTTTTGGGGTTGTTATAGGGCCGTGCCAGCATGTAAATATCTACGCTGGTTTTCGTTTTCCATACGATTTCAATGTCGCCGTCTTCGGGCGGGGTGATTTCACCTGGAAAGTGGTGGCCTTTCACCACTGCTGAATTACTCATGTTAATGAGTGGGCGCATGAAATACGTTTTTGCAGCTTCCATGGCGATTGCCGTGGAGTTAAGGGCGCGATCAGCAATGCGTTTGATCGCCAATATGCGCACTCTGCGAGCGGCCATGTCTACCACGCGTAGGTTTTCTATCACTTGGTAATCGCCACCAGGCACATCTAAAGTTTGGCCATCACTGCAGTAAATACCAGGGTAGTCTGCGTATAGCTGCGGCACGGTAAATCGCACATCGTTTAAGGCCTTGGCATGGGCATTGTTAAAGCGCACACCATCACTGTCTTGTGGCAACTCGGCAATGCCGATCATGGTGCCTGTTTTTACGCGCATGGGGCTATCGGCCACACTCACACTGCGGTTACATAAACGGCCTGCATAGCTGCCTAAAAAGCCAGGGTAAACTTCTGCTACAGGGCTCACGCGAAACGCGGCTATACCATCGGTTAAATCGTTCACTTCGGCTAAGTAGTTGGTCCATGTGTCGGTAACGGGGTCAAACGCGCGGGTAGCTGCAATAAAGAACAACCGGCGGCCTAGGGCGGCCTCAGTGGCAATCGCAGCCGTGTGCATGGCCACAAAATCTGCCTTGTCGGTAACTTCTTCGGTGAGCACTACGCCTTCCACCATGGCATTTTCGTCCATGGCAAAATCAAAGTGGTGCTGCCATGTGTTCTGGGCGTCCATAGGAATAACAGCGGCGCTCCAGTTGGCCCCAGCATTATTACGAGCGAAGGTGACTTGTGTTTTAAGCTGAGATGGGTTTACACCAAGCTCAACATCTAAGTCTGAATCGGCGCCTAAATACAGCAATTTACCGGCGTTTTTAGTGGCCAGGCCAATGAACAAAAACTGGCGTTCAACTTCTGCAATAGCGCCTTGGCCCCTATTCTCGGTACTTACATTTACTTGACCTAATGCCATGACTTAATCCTCTTTAATCTTTATAACGCCAATTGACGCACTGTTTCTTGTTCAAATAGTTCAGTAGCCATATCACTTGCTACTTGTGCCGTAGCACCGAAAAAAGCCCGCTCTGGTGTTTTAACCAGCCATGTGTCCGCAGAGCGTTTGGCCAACCCTTTGGCTTCTCGCATTTGCGCTATTACCATGCCAGCATGAGCGATAGTCATGTTACTGCGGATCCACCTGTGGCTCACCCGCATGGTTTTTCCACCACGGGTACCGCGCTTGTAACCTAGGTCCTTCACTAATGTGTAGGCTTGTTGTTTGGTTGCGGGAGCATCGTAATATTGCCTACCACGCTCACGTTTTTTCATTTCGTACTTGAAGCCTTGAGCCGTCACCTTTTGTGACGATCCATGCTGATGCTTCGCTGCAATGTGCCCGGCTATCCCTTTAAACCCCACCTCTACTTGCTTAGGTGTGGCTTTTTGTGTGAGCTGCCTGCCCATTTTTCGTAATAACTTTCTTCGACGTTTAGCAGCCCTATCTTTGTCTGTTCGTTTTACAAACGACTTGCCATAAATATCACGCTGACCTCGGATGTTATCCCGTGTCATCTTTTGCAACTTGCGACCAGCCAATGCCAATACACGGCGTTTTTTAGCAGGCGGCAACGACAAAAGCTGCAGCTGTCGTTTTAGCGGTAATACCCCATCAAGGCGCGATGCTTGCATCCAGCTGCCCCAACTCGTCGGCTACATTGATATCAGCGCTCTCTAAATTCCAGCGTTTACCAAAGGCCATAATTACACCTTCTGGGTGTTCTACGACCTGCACGTGTTCTACAAACTCGATAGCGAGCTCTAAATCAGCCACTTGGTCATCAATGATGGTGGGCGTAATACTCAATTGCCGTTGTTCACCATCCACATATAAGCTGTCGTGATCACCCAGCCAACCCACCACGTGTGCAAAAAGTAGGTTCACCGGTGCAGTGGCGTGTGGCCAGCCTTCAATGTCTACAATGGCCATATACTTAGTTTGTAGTAGTGTCATGCCATCACCGTGCATCTTGCCTTTTACAGTGATGTCGATATTTTCGGCCCAAGCATCAATTTGGTTAGCGTCTACTAAATTAAGTGCTTCAATAAACTGGCGTAATTTGGCAAGCTGTTGCATTAGATTGCCTCAACTGTAAAGCCTGCAGGTAGTGCAGATTTGCCAGCCCTTCTCAATAACCGAACCACGCACTCTTCACTTTGTCCCATCCAATAGCCATAGCTGTTGTCATCTACATCGGCTTGCACGTCATTGGTTTCTTTAGAACCAAGGGCCAAAAAGTGCTTACCTATGTGTGCTCTAGCAAGGGTAAATACGCCATGTTGGTACAAAACATGCTCCACACTTTCAGATTCAACTGGAACAGTCTGTTCAAGCGGCTTCAATTGCGCCTGAACAGCTAGGGCGGCCATGTGTAGTTCATTGGTGACAAGCTCGATCTTGTGTTCCACAGGCAGTCTAAATTGCTTAATAAAGTCGGCAAGCTGCAGCGCGGGCCAATAATCGCCCCCACTAATTTGCGCATTCACTTCATTGTTAGACCGACCTGTTAAACTCATGACTACCACCGTTTCTACAAACAACTTATCGTTAAAACAAACACTGCACGCCGCTGATGTACTGATACATTGCTGCACTAGCCATTAGCCCGCCAGTGTTTGCCCCGTTAGGAGACGTTGACTAAAGTATTATTCTTCCTGGTGTAGATCCTGATCTGTTGATGGCTCAGTTTGCGGATCTTGTACAGGCTCTTTTTCTTGCTCTGGCGCTTGCTCAGGTTCTTGTTCCTGTTTCAAAAGCATTTCTGCAGACACCTTAACAAGCTTTTTAACGCCTGCTCTTTCATTCATGGCTAGGGCTTTAGTGCCAAATTCCACCACCTGTGCATGAGCCTCTTCATTACTTGCCAACTTGGCCGCCATGGCCCACATTTTGCTGCCTACGGGCTCGTATAATTCCCATTCATTCGCAACTATTGCTGATAAAACAGCATCGTAATACGGGTTTGCCGAGGCTTTAGCCTTAAATTTGGCCGCAGCGTAATCGTACATTTCGTCACACAGCCACACTTCTAACGTGCTGCCAAAGCTCGGAGGCGACACTTGGCCTTGCTCAATTAAATGCAATGCCAGAGTTAAGCCTGCTTCCACTTGACCACAATCAAAGCGCCAAATCGCAGCCCACACCGCTACGGTGTTGGGATAGTTGTGCCCAGCTTCTACATAGCCTTTTAGGAAGGGTTCAAAGTCTGCTAAGGCAGTCACCTTATAGGCGGCTTTGTCTTCTAAGGTATTCATGGCACTTAAGCGAGCCCGGTGCACGGTTAGTGCCACCTGGCATTGCTCTAAGCTGATCAACTCATTAGGCATTTTAGGCACTAAAGTGGGGTTAGCATCCAACACAGTCACTAAACTTTTGACTTGGCGTTGTTTAAATACCCCTACAGATACGGCTGTTTTATCATCAACCGTAACGTGTGT